AACTGGACCCGAAAATCAGTTTCAATAATTTCTTTATAAATATATAATAGTCAGAAACTATGAAGATGAAGGAAAGAAATGCCCAATTGAAGAATGCACTAGGTGCAATGGCTACAAAAGAGCGTATTTCAGAGGTTGCTTCAATTCCTGCTGAAGATACAGTTAACCGTCAAGGTCTTCCAGCTTATTCCCTTACAGATGAGCTTCGTTTGCTTTCAATGCTTAATACATTGAAGATTCAAAGTCAATATTACAGAGATGAAGATACTATGCTTCGTGAGCTCCGTGATTTGATTGAGAGAATTGGTATGAACAAGCCTTATTTCCTTGCCCAGGCAATTGTCTATTCTCGTTGTACTGGAGAAGGTATGCGTGCTATCAACCAGCTTGCGGCAACATTAGCAGCCCCATTTATTGCCGGTACTCCTTGGGCAAAGGCATTCTATGGCCTATGGGATAAGAAAAAGAAGCAAGGTGGTGTTATCTACCGTGTAGATGATATGACAGCTATTAAGGATGCTTATGTAGCTCTTAATGGTTCAGCACTTTCAAATGCTATGAAGAAGGGATTTGCAAATGCACTTGTTAATCTTGATGCATACTCACTTGCAAAGTATAAGAATGATGTAATTGACCTTGCTAATCTTGTACACCCAGTTTCTAAGTACTCTAAGGCTGTTGTTACAATCAATGGTAAGGAGATGAGAGTACTTGATGCTCTTATGAATGGTATTACTGTTTCAGCCGATACTTGGGAGGTTGCTCAATCAGAAGCAGGTCAAGAGGTCGCTAAGGCAGTTAAGGAAGGTAAGCTTACAAAGGATGAAGCTGCTCAAGTTCTTACAGAACAGAAGAATGCTAACTGGGAAGCCTTACTTAAGGAAGGTAAGCTTGGTATTCTTGCTGCACTTCGTAATATCCGTAACATGCTTAAGGATCCAAAGAAGGAAGTAATCGATATGCTTTGCATACTTGTTCAAGATGGTAAGAAGATTCGTGATGGTCTTATTATGCCATATCAACTTGACTTAGCATATATGATTGTTGATGAAGAGTTCCCACATTGTACTTATGGTGACCAAATCAAGGCAGCTTTGAGAAAGGGATATGAGACAGCTATTCCTAACCTTGCAATTGCTCTTCCTGGTCGTACACTTTGTGTTGTAGATACTTCTGGTTCTATGACATGTCCATGTACAGGTGACCGTAATTCTAACCAACGCTACCGTCGTACAGCTATGTTCCAAGCTTCACTTATGGCTGCAACTATTGCTAAAGGTACAAATGGCGATATCATGACATTCTCAGATCATGCTTATTGGTATAACTTCCGTAACTCTGATAATGTATTCTCTATTGCTCATGACATTGAGGAAAAGTCATACTGTGGTGGTACTAATATCCCAGCGGTATTTGAAAAGCTTCGTTCAGAACATAAGAAGTATGATCGAATCATAATTCTATCAGATAATGAATGTAATCGTCAAGCTAATTATAGCGGTTATTATTGGAGTACTAATGATAATTGGGTAAGTGGTGCTTATAAGAATTATGTACATGATGTATGCTCACCTTATGTTTACTGTGTAGACTTGGCGGTATATGGTACTACAATTCTTCCTCAAAATAATAAGATAGCCTACTACTTCGGTTATGGTTATGCAATGCTTGAGGATATTGCAAAGAGCGAGTTCAACCCAATGCAACATATTACAAAGGTCCGTAAGATTGTTATTGACCCTAATTATACTCCAACTGAGGAAGACTTAAAGGATTAGTTATGGCAAAACAACAAGCAATACAACAAGAAGGTACTATAGTAGAAGTACTCCCTAGTACCTTCTTTATAGTAGAACTCGATAACGGACATCATGTAAGATGTACAATCTCTGGAAAAATGAGGATTAATAATATCCAATTAAATCTTGGAGAACGGGTAAAGATTGAAATGAGCCCTTATGATTTAAATAATGGACGAATTTCATTCAGATTAAAGTAAAAGGATCCCAAGATCCTTTAACAATGGGATATACAGTATAATGGTTAGTACAGCGGACTCTGACTCCGCAGGTCTCGGTTCGAATCCGGGTATCCCAACCCCAGTTGGAGTAACACACCGACTAGTATCGGGCACAATACGACGAGAAATAGAATGGTATTCTATATGTGTCAATAAATGATGAATGGCATGTGTATCTTGGCATGGGGTGGCGAAATTTGATATCGTGTATAACGAGAAGTTACCGGTCACTAAAACAAGAGCAAATCCCCGGAAAAGGCAAGGATTTGTGAGTTACCAGTCTCAAAATACTGGTTTTAATTTTAGAATATTAACAATTTAAATAATAAATATTATGATTACAGTTAAATGTCCAGTATGTAATACAGAAGTAGAGATTAATATTGCAAATGCAATGGATGAAAATGGTGAAGTATATCTTTGTTCAAATTGTAAAAAATATTTTAGATACACTGATAAATAAAATATTTATTATTAACTATATTAATATATAATTATAATGCCCAGATGGCGGAATGGTCTACGCAGCAGATTCAAAACCTGTCCTTAATTGGGTGTGAGTTCGACTCTCACTCTGGGCACTTATAAATTAAATATAAAGTAACAATATAATAAAGTAAGAATATTATGATGAATTATGATAACATATTAAGACGAAGAACATGGACATAGTCTATGGGTAATATGTTGTATAATTATTTTGATAATTAATTTATGATATATACGGCAGATTCCCATAAGAATCTGCTATTATTTTTTAATAAATATTGAAATTTATAAGTTTATTACTATATTAAATATGTAAAGATTGGTAAATCTTAAATTACCTGGCGGCCTCTTGGAAAACTTCCAAGTTGTAATTCAAACAAAAATAAAAATTAAGAATTATGACAAAGAAATTTTGGGCCGATTGGCAAAAACGAATTGGTGAAACTAAAAACATTTGGTTGTTTTCAAAGTATCATGGTAATGCATTTTATGGACATTATCTATTAAATGATAATGATCGTATTATTAAAATATCATTTCATGAAGATATTGTTGACTTAGTTATTGAAAGACATACTGAAGTTATTGATTGGAATATTCGTTCATTAAAACAACATGTTGAAAATGAATACACAACATTGCATCGTAACGAAATTGCATCAATTGAATTTATAAAGTATTAAGCTATGACAAAGGAACAAGTAATTGAACAGATAAATAATCTTCCATTTATGAAGGAAGCAAATATGAAGGTTAAGAAACTTCGTATTGATGGTAATAAGAATGGGGGTAATAGATGTATATGGGTATACTTTGAAAAACAAAAGTGGCCATGTGGTATATACATAAGTAGTAAATGGAGTACATATTCACAAACAGATCCATCATTTGTAGTTGGTGTAGGTTCTGATGACAAAGATTACTGGTCTGAAAAGGTTCGTGAAGAATTATGTCATTGGTTATTTACTAGATTTTGGATTTATTTGAAATGTTTGGATTCAATGTACGATATGTATGTTAATGGAAATTGGCCTAAAAATTCATGGATGACTTATTTAGATAAATGGGAGCTCCCAATTTTTACAGGATTAGTTCATGATGGTTGGTGTATTCAAAAATATAATCTTAAACATCTATTAGAAATGCCACCTTTAAAAGATATATATGAATGGTATAATGATGATGTAAAAGATAATTTGTATAAGAACTTTGGTTATATTGAATATTATGATCGTGAGTACAAAGAATTACCATTTGAAGAATTTGATAATATAAGAATTGGATTTTAATATATAATTATAATAAATACATACTACAAGTTAGGAGGATGGGGGTTCGAATCCCCTTTGTCAGGAGTGGCAATAATTTCAATAAGGACGCAGGTGTAATCATAAAATATACGAGTTATATAAATTATATATACGAACTGTGAGATTACCAACTGTAAAATTCTATAGAGTGATCATTATATAGATGAGTATGTATATATGCTCCGGTAGCTCAGTTGTATAGTAGCAACGGCCTTCTAAGCCGTAGGTCGTGGGTTAAAGTCCCACCCGGAGTACAATTTGGCCCAGTAGCTCAATGGAATTAGAGCACTTGTCTACGAAGCATGGGGTTGTAGGTTCGAGTCCTACCTGGGTCACAATGCCCCGCTAGTTCAATGGATAGAATGAATGACTACGGATCATTTGATGAGCGTTCGAATCGTTCGTGGGGTACTAATTGAGAATGCCGAAAAAGACTATATAGTTTAAAGGTAAAATACCTCCTGTTAGAGGGGATGTTGGTTCGAATCCACTGAATGCTTGATTAGGTTACTTGCAAGGTTCTCAATTAATTTGGCCGCGTGGCTCGAAATGAATTAGGCACCTCTCTTCTAAAGAGGAATTTTAAATGCAGGTTTGAATCCTGTCGCGGTCACAATATAGGGATGTAGCTCAGAACTTGGATAGAGCGCGATAAAACGAAGGTCGTGGTGGAAAATGTCTTGAAGGAGAAATCCAAGAGTTAAGTTTACGGAAGCACCGAAAATGATAGGAATATTAAGTAGGGAAGCGCGTTTTATGTACCACCTTAAACATAGCGTGGGTTCGAATCCCATCATCCCTACAATGTGCTCGGGTGCCCGTAGTTCCAACCAGACGTGGTAGGTGGTATATAATACCTTTGGAGCACTATAAACGTAATATGGGCCTCAGAAGCGTGGTAGAACTCTCATAGCTTCATTTGCTCCTGTGGCAGAAAGAATTATGCAATAACCTCCTAAGTTATTTTATGCTGGTTTGAATCCAGTCAGGAGTACAAATTAAAATAAATTTGAATATTTTTTATATTTCATACTATATTATTAATATATAAATGGAAAAATATTAAAATATTTGATCCGTTTTAGATTTTTTAATTTATTATTATTTAGAAACAACAAAATATAAGATATATTATGGCAAAGTTACAATATACATATTTAGATACAATAAAACAACAAGATGCGTTATATAAGATGTGTCCTGGTAATTCTTGTCGTAGTATGGGTGATATGGAAGTTTAATAATTACGATATATAAGAATGTAAATCCAGGAATTTCGAAAGAAGTTTCTGGATTTTTTATTGAAAATAATTTAATTAAAATTGAATTTTTTAAGATAGTTACTATATTATATATGTAATTGATAAAACAATTAGTTCTTTGAAATTTTGAACTCAAGAAAAATAAAATATTCAAATAGAAACCGCAAACAAGGTAAGCATTAAAGGATGTCTCCAACCTTTGTAGAATTATTAATGAATGTTGTTACAAGTTGAAGCGTAACAATTTGAAGTTAATTAATTTGTAGGTATCGAAAGTATTGTAAAGATATAATTAGATGTCTAACTTTATTACACTGCCTGATTTGAATATTTATAATATAAATCCACAAGTTGTTAGTAGGTTAAAGGTACTCGCATAATAGATATTATGTAAAGACAATTTGTAAAGGTACAAAGGTACTATATATGAGGGATTGATAATTTCCATGGGAATTTGAAAATCAGGGTAAAGTGACCCACCACATGTAGAGCAAGGATTCACACTTAAATGAACATTATAGAAGAATAGTACTGGATTTTTATAAATTGGATCATGGTGTAATGGTAACACGCAAGATTTTGGTCCTTGCGTTCTGGGTTCGAGCCCCGGTGGTCCAACAAATTGGGAGTTGGTCGAGTGGCTGAAGACGTCAGACTTTGACTCTGATATGGGAATAAATGTCTCATCGCAGGTTCGAATCCTGCACTCCTAACAAAATAATTTAGAAATTTTTTTCTTTAAAAATTGAATTTTTTTAGGATGTTTCTATATTAATTATGTAACTGATAGAAATATTAATTACATTTGAGTTCTTTGACATATTGATACAACAACATAAAAAAACTGATTTGGAAGAGGTTAGGTGAAAAACCACTGCATACGGGATGCTTTGCAACTCGTGGGTGTAATACCCTTAATTGTATAGTTCAGTAAATATATGAAGAGTCCGGAATCTAGTTCCGCCAGCCTTTACAACAGAATTTCCTTATCAATTCGGTCTTATAGTTATAATGGTAGAACTCCGGTTTAGTAATCCGGTAGTATGAGTTCGAATCTCATTGGGACCTCAATATATTCCTCTGGTCTGGGAGGTTGGTTCAGACATGCTGCTAAATGTTGAAACATACAGGATTAAGCTCGGAGAAAATGCAATAAGAGGGTTCGATTCCCTTGGGAATATATTTATTTGGGCTCGCATGTTCCTAGGCTGGCGAGAAACCCTTGCAAGGTTTTTGTGGAGAGTTCGAATCTCTTCGGGTCCACAATTAATTATTAGGATCACTTAGGTGACAGATATTTGGTCCACTGGTATAACGGTTAGAATATGTGACTGTCGATCACAAGATGAGGGTTCGACTCCCTCGTGGACCGCCAAATATTTATTTTGAATTGGTCTATTGGTTGAATGGTTACAATGCCTGACTGTCGATCAGTGTGGTACGGGTTCGAATCCCGTATAGACCGCAAATTTAATTATGCCCCTATGGCGGAATGGTCTACGCAGAGCACTTAAAATGCTTCCTTAACTGGGTTCCGGTTCGAATCCGGATGGGGGTACAATCTATAAAAGTATGGAAGAGCTTTTATAGGTTTTTATTACAAAAGGGAAGAAGAAATGAAGATGGTATTGTTAATTGGTTCGCGATGAATAAATTAACAAGTGGGAATAACCTACCCCATTATAGTAGGTAGATTTACAATTCTGGTAAATCTTTGGTTGAATCTAAACTATACCTAAGTATAAATATGTTTAGCTGGTTTGTGGAAATTCCAGATTTAATTTCCACATTTTGGGGTCGTGACCGGAGATGGCATCGGGGCTGACTGTAAGATAAAAGATAACAATTTCTTCAAGTGGTATGCAGCTTTATATAGAAATATATAAATGAAAAGTTCGCTAATTCGAGGAAAGTATCAACCACAGAAAATAAATGATATAAATCTCGAGCTAAGTCAAGTATATACTTGTAAATGTGTACAGACTATAGACGAACTTCCTAAACCTTATTATTAAGGCATGGAAATAAAATAGTCGAAAGTAAGTTATCTACTTTGAAATCAGCTGATTCAGTTCACGGGGAGTTCGAGTCTCTCAGGCCCCACAAAATTATAAAATAATTATTAAAAATTTGTCTAGTTTTACAGATTAAGTTTATTTTTATTTAAATAAAACTGTAAAACTATATGAATATAAAACAAGATTTTACATATCATTATTTCTATAAAATTACAAATCTTATTAATGGTCATTTTTATTATGGTGTACATAATACTAAAAATTTAAATGATGGTTATATGGGTTCAGGTATAAGATTACAAATTGCTTATAAAAAATATGGTATTGAGAATTTTAAAAAAGAAATATTAAAATATTTTGATACTAATGAAGAAGCATTTGAATATGAAGCCGAAGTTGTTAATGAAACTTTAATTAATGATGATAATTGTTATAATATTGTTAAAGGTGGTAAAGGAAGTTTTCCAACATATTTAAATGAAAATTCATGTTTTAAACAACATGTTGTTGTTAAATTAAAAAATACAGAAAAATATTTTTTAATAAAAAAAGAAGATTATGATTTAAATATATATGATACGACTTGGACAAATAAACATCATACAGAAGAATCAAAAAATAAAATTCGTCAAACATTAACTCCTAAAAATTCAACAAATAATCATATATGGGTTAATGATGGAAATGGAAATGTAAAATACTTAAATAAGAAAAAACTTAATGAATATTTAGAAAAAGGTTGGACTTTGGGTAGGAAAGGATATAAACCTCGTAAAGGACAACAAGGAAAAATATTAATGCCGACGTAACCGACGCGGTCCGTAAAACCGTTCTGCTCTATCAAATTTCGGTATTGGCCTCTAGCAGTAAGTAGGTTCGAATCCTACCGGCGGCACATTTCCTGCAGGCAGGTGGTTTACAGGCCACGGTTCCCTCTGTGAATCTTTAAGCATAGGTTGCAAACTATGTGATACAAAAACCGGGCACCAATACAGTTATTGCTAATCTGGGAAAGCACAATTTGGTGTCATAGTTCAATGGAGTATGCACGTGCAATTGAAGAATATGTTAGTAAAACTATTCCTTTCCGTACTTAAGAATGCTCCCGGAAAGCTGGGAGTGGTCAACGTTCGATTCGTTGTGACACCGCTAATAATATTAATAAACAAATTTAAAAATCAAACGCATATGAAACGAAAACATTAGTTGTGTATGTTTCCTTAGGAGATTGGTGTTAAGAAGTATTTACCAATATGAAGCATGCACATTAAATCAAAACAAAACTTCAAAATGATTTAGTAAAGCATGCTCCAATCGTATATCGGTAAGTGCCTGGAGACAGACGGATTACATCGGTCTTTTAAACCGAATAGCAGGGTTCGACTCCCTGTTGGAGCACAATTAATGGGCTTGTGGCAGAGTGGTTCATATGCACCAGACTTTTAATCTGTGACGACGTGGGTTCGATCCCCACCAGGCCTACTTTATACCTTCATAGCTTAATTGGTTAGAGTAGGTGTCTCTTAAACATCGGGTTCTGGGTTCGAGTCCCAGTGGAGGTACATAAATTATGCCTCGGTGGCAGAGTGGTTCTATGCACCAAACTCTTAATTTGCGACTACGTGGGTTCGAATCCCACCCGGGGTACCTTAATTAATTAACATTTATTTATTATTAAATGATTAAATAAGTTTTAGAATTAACTATATTAATTATAGATAAAACAATAGTTCTTTGATATATTGATACAATAAATGCCGTGATGGTGGAATTGGTAGACACGTCAGACTTAAAATCTGATGGTCCGTGAGGGCTGTGCGGGTTCAAGTCCCGCTCGCGGTACAATTTAGGGCTATAGCTCAGCTGGTTCAGTAGCGCTTGCCTTACAAGCAAGAGGTCGACAGTTCGAACCTGTCTAGCCCTACAATGGTAATAACAATTAATCAAATTTATCTTAGGGGTAAAATCCCGCTCCTTACGATGAAGCGTTTTTATTTCGGTAGAATTCCGATATGGGAGTCAATAGATAAAAGAGATTTGCGCTCTTAGCTCAGTAGGTAGAGCAACAGGCTTTTAATCTGTGGGTCTTGGGTTCGAACCCCAAAGGGCGTACATTTGATAATTTGGTCTCTGGGTCTGCTTTGGTTGTGGACGCCTGACTGTCACTCAGGAGATTCAGACGGGTTCGAATCCCGTAGGGACCGCAATTAAACCAATGAGGGTTGGATGATGAAGTAAACTTTTACAGTAAAGTTATGCTATATTAGGATATAAGTCATGTATTAATCTGTATAATATACATGGAAGGAAAGATTTAAGAAGTACAATTAAGATCTTTGTGTAATTGGTTTATAAAATAAAATTTAGTAGTCATAATAAGAGATACTTCGAAGACTCAACTTTTAATTGATAATTTTCTAATTTAGCTCTTATTAAATATTCTCTAAATTTAATATCGTGGGGTAGTCTAATGGTAAGATGTCAGGCTCATAACCTGAAGACAGAAAATGCTTAGTGCTGGTTCGATTCCAGCCCCCGCAACTAATGCTGGTATATCCCCTCTGCCTTATACGCTGTTGAAAGGGTAATCGGTAACATGTGGGTTCAAGTCCCTCTGCCAGTACAAATTTGATAGTCATGATTAAGGTTACTTCGTGTTTTTAGCTCATTTGGTAGAGCAACAGATTGGTAATCCGTGGGTAGCCGGTTCAATTCCGGCAAAATACTTTTTTAGTCCTTGTCAATTTTCTTCAAGTTTAATTATTTTAATTTAAGATACTATATTAATTATATATAGTTGGGCTCGTAGCTCAGTTGGTTAGAGCAGCAGACTCATCCTTAAATGTGTGTGCATAGGCAAGAAATTCCTATGTAGAATCTCCCTAAAACGGTGGAAGTCCTTTGAATAGCAATGTAATAAACCATGACGTATAAAGCTATCGTCATACACTAACCAATAATGTGTAAGGATAATACCGTGCTAAGTTGAGAATACCGTATGTATATCGTGAGGTATGCAAGGCAGTAGTAGTAAACGGCTACTATTTCTCATAAATGTGTAGAGAGTATAGAGGAGATACCTAAGTTGAAATTTATATAAACAAAGGAAGTGCCGAGTTAAGGACTTTGTTTATGTATCTTGCAAGAATTTCAATATGGTACTAATGTATTCCAGACTACAACAACCAATGATCCTCCTTTATTGGACTGGGGAAGGTAAAACCTTCTTGGTTGGCTATGGTAACACAGAGTAGTACGAATCTGAAGGTCGGGGGATCATGACCCTCCGGGCCCACATAAATTAATATCGCGGTGGTGGTAGCAATGGTAGCTCGTAAGGCTCATAACCTTAAGACGTGGTTCGAATCCAACGACCGCAACTCCGAGCCCGTAATTGGGACACGTACCTGACGTAAGCGGAAATGATAGGTAAAATGAATTAGGAGTAAGTAAGCTTTGTGGTAATACACGCTAGCCTATCTACCTATGCTAAAAACTCATAAACTAATTCGATGGGAAATTTTCAGGTTGTTCTCATATTTTTATATAAAGAGCTTAAACAGATCGGGTGGTGGAAGACCATGTGCGCTGGAGTTGCTAACCAGAAATATTCATTAGTTCTTTATATATTTGCCGGAATGGGACAGTGGTCGACTCCGCTTGACTTGTAATCATGATCCGTAAGGACGCCTCAGTTCGAATCTGAGTTCCGGCTCTTAAATGAACTTATCGTGGAAAATTATTTATATAATCGGAGGTAGGCATAGGACTTTCAACATCCAGTATGAGATTGTTCTTGGGTCCTTTTAGAAATATCGAAAGAGGTCGCGCCTCAACGTAACGTAATTAGTCCCTGAATAGTAATTCATTATGATAGACGACTGCAGCTACGTGTTAACTTATTATATTGAATTATCAAACTAGTTTCCTATCGTAGGTGAGGAAGTTTTTCCATCATTTTCGGTAACAACTTAAAAATGGTGAGTTTGGGCTGTTAGTGATAGTTGGCTAGCACGGGAGCTTTGCAAGCTCTTAGGAAGGGTTCGAGTCCCTTACGGTCCACTTTATATGGGGTGTTTTATGGCTTTGACAGATGATGTTGGTTATAAAAATCATGCAGGAGCGTTGAATCCTTAAATTTGACAAAACAAGAAATGACGATGTAACAGAATATCGTATGGCTGCTTAATCCCTCAGGGATACCATTATTTTTAGTCCGGTTATAAATAAGCATAGCCCGAGCGGTGAGAATCTTTATAGGTCTTTGGAACAGAAGCCTCACAAAAATGGCGATGGGTATCAGGTCATTCAATTCTGATGTGCCTCCTGGTTTTCTAGTTTTATGGAAACTTACGAAACTAGATATTGGAGATAGAAACTTCGAAAGAAGCATGTAACAAGTTTTTATAATTGAATTATTTGGACCGGAGTTCGACTCTCCGACGCTCCACTTTTTATTTTGAATTATTTTTTCTTAATTACTATTTATATAATATGAAAATACATAATGTTACTGGTTGTACAGCATTTAGTTTGAATGTTGATGGTGTCGAAGAAATAGATATGACACATGAACAACGTTTAGAAGTTATAGATGCTATTTATGAATGGATGAAGCGAAATGCAGATAATCAATTAAATTACATTCTTCAAGGTTTAACTAATGAATGTGGAGAATATAATTGTATAGATTCAGAACCATGTGAATGTTGTGGAGATACAGTTGATGAATATGTATTGGATTTAGATGAATAATTAAAGATTGGGACATAGCGTAACGGTAGCGCATCAGATTTTGGTTCTGAGTGTCTGGGTTCGAATCCCGGTGCCCCAACATGGAATTTTTGAAAATGGTTCATGACACTGGAATGCGGGTTAGAGTTAGATCAGCTATTTTGATTAAAAACCGTAAGTGGAATAACAAGTCGGTCGCATTTAAATGAGGAACTAAATAGCATATCTCTACCAGAAAAAATTCCTGCGATCTTTAAAATCGAGTACAGGCCTCTGAGTAGGAACTAAGGTAAGTAATAAGCAAATGTCGACTTCTTCTTATTACGTAGACGGGTGGTATTGATTCTGACAGCTTAGTGAAAGGAGTTGAGTTTCGTGAGAGCTCATAAGATGCAACGCAACAGGAGGTAAAACCCTATGTGGTAATGTAATCCTCGTAACCAACCGAGGTTTCTCTAGTCCGTAGCTCGCAAATTTACTCGATTTTTTTATTGGTGAGATTGTGGAAAACTGCCGGATGACTACCGGGTAAGTCCAGTTGGGGGTTCGATTCCTTCCTCACCATCTTATTTGTTGTATCAAATATGTTAAATTGGTCCATTGGTATAGAGATTGTGCCGCTGATTCTAAACCAGCTGAGGTGGGTTTGAGTCCTACATGGATCACCGGGTGAATGGTCCACCATGGAAAAATGTCCACGTAGAATGGGTTTGCTACGAAAGATTGAAAGTTACCCAATTTTATTAGTAAATTTAAATTAATTAGAATTATGAAACAGTTTTGGTAGATTTTTGAAGATGGTTTTCCATAAATAGATTTTGTTTTTATAAAGTCTGTTCAAACTTTTTATAGTGTTCAAGTATTTTTGAACAGATTGGTTTTATTGAACACTACCTATTTATAAACATAAAATTATATTTATTGAATTATGGAAAACAAAGAAATTAGAAACTTATTAGTTGAAAACATTAAAAAAGAGCTTGTTGATTTCACTCAAATTCAAAAAGATTTAAAGAAATCACGTAAATTAGAATTTCGTCCAAAAGATAAATCTCTTCAAAGTATAGTTGACGAAATTATAAATAATCGTTATAAAATTTCATTATTAATTTATTATTATCGTTGGTTGAAGCATGGTCTAAAATATTGGGCTAAGCAGAATGTTAATGACTTCTGGGATTATCAATGTAATCCTATATCATATATCCCAAATGGTAGATATCCAGAATCTTATCGCAATAAAGAAGTTTATTGGAAGACAAATTGTAATTATGAACAATATATAAAAGACCAGTTTGAAAATTATATTAGAGATTTAATTGGAAAATATCAGATAGAATTATCAAATGACCAAATTGATGAATTAATTGAATATCTTTATAAAAATATTTAATAATGATTATGGGAGAGAATATATTTTATGGGCCCAAACCTTCATATAAATTTATGAAAAATTATTTGAAGGAAAAGAAACAAACTAGTTTTTTTAATCATGGTATTAATTTAATATATTATTGTATTAAGCATGATTTTACTGAAGAGCAAGTTATTGAATATTTAGATAAGATGGTAGATAATTGTGATAAATATCTTAATAATACTTGTCCATCTATTATATTTCAAATACCATATCATTTAGTAAAAGATATTTTTAATACTAATAAAGATGATTTTATACTTAATCAATCTTTGTTTTATAGATATGACTGGTCAACACATAAACATACCAATGAAACTGAAGAATATTTTAGGTATGAATGGATAAACAATAGTATATCATTTAACTCCTCTAATAATAGATATAATACTTTATTTAGACAATATTCTTATCATTCTGCATGGATAACTGATAATATGAAAAATTATAACCATTATATCTCATTATATAAAGATTATAAGAAAGATAATAATATTGATATAGTTTATGTATATTTTGATAGACATACTAATTCAGGAAATAAGAAAGAATTTAAGAATATTTGTTTATTTTTCTGGCATTTCATGAAATTATTTGATGGGATAGAAGAAAATGATAAAAATAATATTTCTATTGCTGAGTTATATAAAAGAAAAGAAAAACCAGATAAAGTATATGATAGAAGAAAATGAAAAACAAACTTTATATATTAATAGATAAGAATTTAGATCCTATATATGGTGCGGTTCAAGGTGGTCATGCCGTTGCTAGTTGGTTAATTGAACATGGCTAGGATAATTGGAAGAATGAATATCTTATTTATCTTAAAGCTGATTTAGAAGATATATGTGATAATTATCTTGATTTATATTGTGCAAGAAATGAAGAAGTATTATTTCATGAACCAGATTTAGATAATAAGTTGACTGCTATAGCTATTCATGAATCAGATATAATAAGTGATAGATTTAAAAGAAAAATAAAGAAACTAAAACTATGGGGAACTTAGTTGTTCCCCATTTTTAATTTATTGATAGGTTTTTCTATATTATTTTTAAATATAGCTAACTTAAATAAAATTAATTAATATTATGAAACATTTAAAGTTATTTTTGATTGCATTAACTTTAATATTTGTTAGTTGCATGAAAGGTTTTGATACTGGTTATAATGAACAACAACAAATAAAAGATAATGTTGAAAATGTATTTGGTGTACAATTCCCAAATACACAAGATTGGTGTACTACTGTTAATAGTTCTATTAAAGTTTATGTAAATGGAAATAAGAACATTAATAAAGTACAGGTTCTTTTATCAAATGTTACTGATTCTATATCTTATATTACATTATTGAATCAAGCTGATGTAAAAGATGGTGAAACAGTTTCATTCACATTTGATACTCCTATAGAATATACTAACTTATATATTGCATTCATAAATGATAAAGGACAATATTTTTATAAAAGATTTGATTTAGGTGATAAAGAAATATATTTAGAATCTATTGCTAAAACAAGAGGATTATCACAAGATTATGATATTCCAACTATAGCACCAGTAATTACAGGTACCGTAGAAACATTTGCTTCTCAAAGAAATTGGTTACCTGGTGAAGTATTTTATTTAGTTGATTATCAAACATTGAATGTTAATGATTATGATGATGACTTTAAAGCAGTATTTAGATCTATCTTGTTTAATTATTTTCCAAATAGTAAGACACACAACAATATTAAGAAAATGAAAGATAGTGGATATTTTAATGAATCTGCTTATCCTATAACTACTGGAAGTGATCCAATTATTATTTCTCCGATTTATAAGAATGATGGTGGTTATCATGAAATAAGTGAAGCTGAAATCTATTACTATTATTTTAAAGGTGATTTGACAAGAGAAGAAATTGAAGCATTACCAAAATACCAAGCAGTTGATTTGAGTGAAGTATATACTAATGATAACAATAATAACATTCAAAAATCAAAAGCTTATGTATTAGCTTATTTTGGAGATAATGTTACTGAAATAAATTCAAAAGGTTCTTATCAATTCCCAGAAGGATATAAGATTGGATTCTGTTATAAATCAAATACTACAACTGATAATAAAAAGAAACAAGGTGAATTATATTGTGATGGTCGTTTGAATTATAATATCAATAGTTGGGGTAATTTCAAGACAGCTAAATTAGGTCCTACAGATCCTCGTATGGGTTGGGTAGAGATTAATGATAGATCATTCTTATGTGTTGAATCAGGTACAGATTCAGATATTAATGATTTGATATTTGAAGTTGAAGGTGGAGTAGAAATTGAAAGTATTATTCCTCTTGAAATCGAGCAACAATTCTATACATTCTGTTTTGAAGATAATCGTTTAGGAGATTATGATATGAATGATGTTGTATTGAAAGGTACAAGAATTGATAATACCCACGTTGAATGGACATTAATGGCTTGTGGTGCTCAAGATAAATTATATATCTATAATATTGAAGGAGAAAATATCAAACATACATTAGAAGTACATGATATATTTGGTAAACCTGGTAATTTTATCAATACAATAAAAGGTAATTATACTCCTTATGTAACAGATATTGTTCAAGTAAGTAATGATTTCAGTTTCTTGAATAAGACAAATCAACCTTATATATATGATGCTAATAGAAATTGGTATGTTGAAATATCAAGAGTAGGAGAAGATCCTCATGCTATAATGATACCTTATGATTTTAGATGGCCTCTTGAAAGAATTTGTATCAAAGATGCTTATTTAAGATTCAATGAATGGGGTATGGGATTAATAAGCAATACTGATTGGTATAAATATCCTGAAGAAGAAAAAGTTTATTAAAATATATGGGAGCTCCTAGAGCTCCCATTTTATTTTTAAAAAAGAAATATATTTATAGAGGCAAATTTAAATATATTAATTAATTAAATGATTGATAAGATATTAAGATGTGTAACATTTGGCCTCTATAAAGGAAAAGAAAAACTTATGAAGAAAGGATTTTTTGTAAGAGCATTAGATAAGAATGATACATCAGTTGCATTAAGTAGTATTATTGTACTTTTATTAATGAGTGTTGGTGTTCTTTTATTATTAGTTCCAATGTTTATATTACTTATCGAAGCATGGTATAATCATACAATAACAACAGATTTGAATGGTTTAGCAGCTTATATAGGAGCAGTAACTACAATATTTGTAACAGCTGGTTCTATCAAGGTTGGTATACATTGGTCAGATGGTAAAACAGAAAGAGCAAAAATGGAACATGAAAGTATAATTGATGAATGTGATGCAAGACCACCGATAAGTGAATATTCTGGAGATTAACAATTATTAATATAAAAAATTTGAATACCTACAAAAGTTTTCTATATTATATATGTAATTATTAAAACAACAACAATGAAAAAGTTTATTAAATTTTATTTAATGGTTGAGCCACCAATGGTTTAGAAATATTCTATTAAGATTTCTAAATAAACAGTATTAACTTTTAAATAAATTAAAATTATGAAAACTTTTGTAACAGTTGAATTTAAAAATAACAATAATAATTATCTTTTCTACGGTGATACTCGTAAAGAGGTTAAAGACAAGATCGATAATTGGATGAAAGATAATAATATAGTTAAACGCCCATCATATAAGTACTATAATAAAACAAATTGGGATATATTTAAATATCATACCATATATAATTCACATTATTTTATGGATATGAATATGAATTTTTGGAAATTTGTATTTTATATGATATTTGGTTTAGTTTTTGTATTATATTTATATTATACATATCCAGTATTCTTTAGAATGCCAAAACCTATGTTGCCTATGACGTATTCGGTTGGTTATCTATATTCATTGATTTGGCTTTTTGTAACTTATATATTTACTTGGGTATTTTATACTTTGATAATGAGTATATATACAATAATTGATATAAAAAGAAATTTTAATATTTATTAAATATAAATGACAAGAGATTGAATTTCTCTTGTCATTTTCTATTTTATATTAAACTTAAATTTTATTATAAATCATGGATAATAAGACAAATAATAAATCTGTAGCAATTTGGTTTGCTGTAAATAAGAATGGTAATGTACGTATGTTTTTGGATAACCCAACTAAAAATGTTCAACTTGGTATTTGGGAATCTAAGAGACCATATGTAAATTCAATACTTTATAAAGATATTTGCCAAATTGTTCAACAAGCTAGAATGAATTTTGAAAATAACCCAGAAGTTATAGAAATACAAATTAAATGGTAATTTAATATATGAAAGAAAGAGGTGTATGGCATGACTTTGATCATGAAAATCCAGAAAATAATGGAATAGAAGATGGTGAACAAGTAGTTGTTTATCAAAAGAATTATGGAATTAATTTCCTTACATATAATGAGACTTATCAGGTTTTTGATGATGCAGAAGGAGATGATTTCTATTGTAAGTTTAATGAAATTGAAAAGTATTTATTAATTCCTAATATAAATAATTAATGGAAGATTCTATATTTACAGAAAATGGTAAGATTAAAGTAACTATGTATACTTTAAAACTTATTAATTCAAATAACCCAGAAATTGATGAAGTACCATTTGAAGATGTTACTAGTATAAAGCCGGTTGTTGACAAGAATGGTAAAGCTGGGGTATTTATTAGTTATTATGATCACGAATTTTGTTTAAATGCCACTGTGGCATGTGATGAATTTGAAATAGAAAAAACAGTAAATGTAATATGAAGAAAAGAATTATAATTGGTGATCCTCATGGCCGTTGGGAATGTGTTAAGAAAATTTATGATACTACTCAACCTGATGAAGTAATTATATTAGGTGATTATTTTGATTCATTTAATATAGATGCTTATGCCCAACGTGAATGTTATGATAATATAATTAAATTACGTAATGAACATCTTGAAAATAGTAAAGGTAATTTCATTATGTTAATTGGTAATCATGACTTTCATTATATGGATGAAAAATTTGGTAGATGTTCTGGTTGGAATCCATTGACATGTTCTCAAGCTTCTTATCCACTATGTAGGGATTGGGATAATGAAATACTTCAATTTGTCTATATTGATTATAAGAATTTTACAATATATTCACATGCGGGTGTAAGTCAAAAATGGTTTGATAGTTGGTGTAAAGATAAAGAATTAGAAGATATTAATTCACTTAATACTAAAGCATTTTGTTTTACTTTTAAAGAAGGTGGAGATTATTTTGGTAATTCTGTATATAATTCACCATTATGGATTCGTCCTGAAGGATTAATGAAAGCACCTTATATTGATCAAAATGGTGATACATGGAATCAAATTTTTGGTCATACTGAACCTAATACACCTATTTATTGGAAACAAGAATTTGAAGATTATACTGCCGAGTTCTATGGAATTGATTGTATTTATAAACATTATCTAATAGAATATCTTGATGATAAAGGTAAACTTTTAGAAAGAAAACTTGGTCAGGTAATAGATTAAATAAATGCCTTATATACGTTTAAAATATATATAAATAATAAATTTTATTAATTAAATATAAAAAACGTATAGTGGGCATTCTAGATATATTAGCAAAAACATTTTAATACTTATGGAATACCAAACTTTCGATAGATTTGAATATAAAGTATTAACCATTCCTTCTTATAGTCCAGAAAAATTCTTGAATGATTTAGGAAAGGAAGGGTGGGAATTAATTAATTTCTTAAATAATAAAGGAATATTCAAACGAAAATTAGATTGTATAATTACTGATTAGAAGAGCACTTTAAGGTGCTCTTTTTTTATTTGTTTAGATGTAAATTATTATTATAAATTATAAATAAAGTGTATAATGAATAATAATTTATGTCTAAATATACAGAAACAGAATGGGAATTTAATCCTGTCAAAGATATAAAAGGTGTTGAACAGGCGCAATCAGTTATTTGGTCAACAGCAGCATTAGAGAAAGCAGTTGATGCAATGAAGAAAGGTTTACCACTTAAAGTAAATCCATTTATTGGTAATAATACAAAATTATTAAAACCCGAATTAGTATTTAGAAGGACAGAAGAAGAGATAGATGATTATATAAGATGTATGAATGATGTTATCTATTTTGCTTCTAAATGTTATATAATGACTCCAGAAGGTTTACAACCTTGTCATTTAAGAGATTACCAAGAAGAATATCTTCGTCATTTACAAAATAATAGATTCTCGATATTCTTAGCATGTCGACAAGCCGGTAAATCAGTTGTAACAGCTATTTATTGTCTTTGGAAAATATTATTTAATATCGATAAATCAGGACTTATTCTTTCTAAGTCAGCAGCTGCCGGTGTTGATTTGTTAGCTAAGATTAAAGAGATGTTTATGAACCTTCCTTATTATCTTAAGCCTGGTATTTATAAATGGAATCAACACGAAATTGCATTTGATAATAACTCTAATATTGGTACAGAAGCATTCTCCCCAACAGCAGGTCTTGGTAAGACAATCAACTTTCTTATTCTTGATGAGTTTGCTTGGTGCCCAAATAATGAAGTAGAGTTATTTTATATGAATATTCTTCCTACTATTACCACAATGCCAGATTCAAATGTATGTATAATGAGTACACAAAATGGATTCAATTTCTTCTATACATTATGGAAAGGTGCAAATGAACAAGGTAAAGAATGGAATGGTTATGCACCATATAAAGTAGACTGGTGGCAAGTTCCTAATTATAATATGGAGACTAAACAATGGGAACAACGTACCGAAGAATGGAAAGAAAAGATGATAGGTATTCTTGGTGGCGAAGCCAATTTCTATTATCAATATGGTACTACATTCTCTGCAAGTGATAAATGTATTGTTAATCGTGTTGTATTAGAACAATTACATAATGAAGAAATTAAATTCTTGAATATTCCGTCTATAATAAAATACTATAAAGAAAAACATAACTTAGAATTTAATTTTGGAATATCAATACTTCACCCTGAATTCTTGTATTTCAATCCTAAATATGATTTTAGTAGATTATCAACAGGATTCTTTATAGTATTATGTGACTTAGCAGAAGGTGGAGGAAATGACTTTACAACATTCAATATCTTAGAAATGATTGATAAAGATAGATTTGAACAAATAGGATATTGGCATGCAAATACGGTTAATCTTGAACAAGCTTCTGTAGAATTTTGGCTATTAATGAATCAATTATTTATGGGTAATAATGAAAGAGTAATATATAGTATTGAATGGAATACTTATGGTGGGTTATTCTTCAATTACCTTATGAATTTGAATGAACAAGATTATTATAAAGAATATAATTGGAGATTCAATATTGCACCAGAATTAGATCTTAATAATGTAGTAAGATATAAGCAAAGATTTGAAGTTGATGAAGGAGGTATAAAAGTTAAGAAAGCTAAGCTTATTCCAGGTATACGTTTCAACGGCCAAAATAAAGTAACTGCATGTTCATTATTAAAATTATTAATTGAGAATAGATATATAAGAATATTAGACTTCTTTACTATATCAGAAATTGAGAACTTTGAAGATAAGAATGGTAATGGTAGTTATGAAGCTTCTTATGGACATGATGATATTGTTATGACATTAGCACAAATACCAATGTTACAACAAACTGCTAAATATAAGCAAATGTGTGAAGACTTAGAATCATTAAGACATGTTAATGCAGCACCAGAAATTTGGAATCCTTATGAACAATTAGCAGCTACTAACTATCAAATATTTAATGATGATAAAATGTCGACAACATTCTCTGTATAAAAAAATAAGGGAGGTATGTGCCTCCCTTTAATTTATTAACTTCTATTATAATTTAGTTTTTATAAATATTATCTTTAATAAATTTCATAATCTGTCGATATCCTTCACATCTTTCAGAATATGCATTATCATCATAATAAGGATTTTCATTTTCCTTCTTAATAAAATTATAAATCTTATCTACATCGGGTTTATCTGATACCTTCTCATCAAAATCATCAGGATAAACAAAATCTCCTACAAGATGATCACAACTATTACTATCATATTCAATATCATATACAGCAATACATGGATATTTTTCTGGTTCATCTATCCAAGAATCTACATTACCATGATATAAAACATATCCTGTTTGATCATTTACAAAATTTTCAAATTCTTCTTTTGATTTCAATAATTGTTTTTCCATAATTTACATATCTTTTAGTGCTAGAACTGGTTCAAATCTAGATGTTCCGAGAAATTCATTTACCTCTTTAAGGTCCCAGAAGAGATTGAATTTTCTTTTGAATGATTTTCCATCATAATATACATAGTACTCATTATCACCATAAGAATAATCATCTTCTTTATTTATTCGAATCAAAGTACCGGTGATGAATTTATTATGACGTTCATCATAAAGGCGTTTTGCTTCTTTCTTAATTTCATTAAGATTAAGCTTACCTGTGATGATTGACTCATATTCAATGTTATCATCAACAACTTTGTTGTTCAAAACGTGGTGAATATTGATTTTATTTCTTACCATAAGCATTAATTATTTACATTAATAAAATAGAAATAAATAAAAAATATTCAATAAAAAGTGAATTTATTTTTTGATTAACTATATTTATTATGTAATTAAAATATTTGATATATGAAATTTAAATTCACATTCTGGGAAATTTCTTTTAATGGTAATGTTCTTAATCGCACTTTTACTTTCAAAGGTGCTAAGAAATGGATGAAGAAATGGATGAAGGAAAATCTGAATAAGCATTACAAAACTGTTGATACAGAGACAGGTGAATTGGTCGATTCTAATAAGGTTATCTACAATGGATTTGATAAAGTTAAGATTAGAGAATGCATTGTTAATAATGAGCGTAAAGAACCTGAAATGATTTTGAGTTACACATATTTTCACACTGAGGATTAATAATATAAATATTATGAGTAAATACAGAATTATTCAAACTGGTGAAGGTTTTGAAATTCAAGAAAGATTTCTTCGATTTTTTTGGTTAGATTGTGCAGAACCAAGCTTTAGAACATCATGTGATGGTCGTGTTACTGATGGAGATTCTATTTATTATAATTATGATTCATATAATGAGGCACTTGGGGCTATTGAAAGACTTAAACATCTATATTATGAATATAAAGGACATATAATTCAATATGGATTCTTATATGGAGAAAAATATTTTGTAGATTTGAATTCTAAATATAAAACATATAAAGGAGATAAAGCATATAACATATTTGGAAAAACCTTGGATGACGTTAAATTTTCTATAGATGTAGAAATTAGCAAAAAGGAACAGGAAAATAATAAGAAAAAAATTGTTAACATATATTACGTATAATTATGACATTAGATGAAGAAATGAAGTTATGGGATGAACGAGCAAATGATGAGTTTGGTCGGATTCTTAAGAAAATTCAAAAAGCAACTAAGGATTATCTTTATTCTTGGGTAGAGATGGGTATTGAATATAATATTCTTTCTGAATATATAAGTTCTTATGCTCTTGATGGTAACCGTCAGTATACGGCCAAAGCAATTTATAATATTCTTTATAATTATGATATTCTTGGAAATCATAGAAATGTAAAGAAGTTAGTTAATGAAATGTTGAAACTTGCAGATAATTAATATGAATAAGATTACTGAAATACTTTCAAAGTTTTTTACTGAGAAGCAGATTCAAGCTATGAAGGATGCTTGGAAATATGGACAGTGGGGAGATTGTGAGATTACTTTTTATGGGGATAATAAAGATTCTTATGCTTATGGTGCTTGTACTAATGATATTAAACAAGGTGGGCATTTTTCTGGTAGACAAATTTCTGGTATTCTTGGTGGAATATCTAGAAATATTATAAAGAAGAATTGTAATTTGGTTGAGAATATTCATGATTGGTGGGAAGATGGAAGTGGTGATATGATTTTCTTTAATGTATATGCATTTGATTTAGGAGAAAATGCATGGGATAAGTTTAATGAATGGGCTAATGAATAATTATTACGAATATGAAATTTAGAATTGTAGAAAAATATATTGATAATTGGTATATTGATGCTTATGTATGGGATCAATTTAATTTAGATGGTGAAAATTATTATGGGATCCTTGCGAAAGAACTTGATTATATTGTTGAACCTATTCAATGTAGAACTGAAGATAAACCACATGGTTATGTAATTAAATCAAAAGATGGAAAAAATATCCCAGTTTATACTATTTGGTATTTAGATGAATTTAATTCAAGATTTCAAGGATGGAGACAATATGAATGGGACAAATACCACGATCAATCTTATAATGATACTGTTTTAACTATTGACGAAGCAAAAGATAAATGTAAAGAATGTCGTGATAAACGTGAAAAATATTATGGTAAAATTATTCAAGAAATTGAACTTTAAAAATAAACCAGTCAAATATATATTGATAGAAGAAGAAGGTATTAATTGCAATCCAAATAAAGGATATATGCACCCATGTGAAAGATGTGAATTATTCAATGAATGTACAGATATTCATCGAGAAAATGGTCTTTGTATAGAATTTGATAAAGAATTTATAATTGAACATCCTGATGCATTCTTTATAAAAATGATTGGTGGGTAACATGTTACCCACCAATTAAGGCCATTATTTTTAATTTAGCATTTGTTATTGCCGTCTTTGCTTTTGTCATAGCTTCAGCTTTTTTCTTATTTGCTTCATCAAATTTCTCTTTAGTCATTTTCTTGATTTTTTCATTTTCTTCAGCTGCCATTTTTTGGGCCATATTTTCAGATATCTTATCAATTTGATCTTGTATATTTTTTTTAGTATTATCTCTAGTCTTTCCTATTTCTTTAAAAGATGATTCTATAATTCTTTTAGTGGATAAATCAATTTTATTTTTTATCCAAGCTGGACCCATATATGCATATTTACCAACGTCTTCAATAATATTTTGTATAGACCCCATATTTTCACTAATTTTATTGGTTAATTGGCTTATTTGTTCATTAACTTTATTATTTAAATTACTAACAACATCTAACTTATTATTTTTATCAATTTCTTCAATTATATCTTCTACATTCTTTAATAATTCTCCCATGATTTCACCACTATCTTTTACAAATGTTGGCATCATTTTTCCGGCATTAGTTATTATTTGTGAAGCATCAATTGATAACATATCTGCAGTTGCTTGTGATAAATATGTTGTAACAATATTAGTTATATATGATGTTACATAACTTGTAAATATAGGTAATTTTGATGTAAAGTCAATAGCTACTCCAATTTTTTGTACTCCATTACCTTTAAAATCTGAATTCCAATCTTTTTCAGAAGCCATTAATGCCGATGTAGTATCTGCATCTAATCCGGGAAATAAATTAGAATTTTCACCTTGACCATTTCTTACATATTTATCTTCCATAATTACTTAGATATAAATACTGTTTTTGATAATATCTTGTTTAATCCATCTCTTAAATTTTTTGCTGCATCCATAAATGATTGTCCATGGTCAGAACAATATGGATCACCTTTTAATGTAACAGATGATTTATCTAAATCACTAGCTAATTGTGTAAGTACTTGTTGTAATGTTTGTCCTAATATAGCATTTTCTAAATCGTCTTGTTTACCAATATTTATTTTACTTCCAACAATATCAAAAGAAACTGTTCCATCGGTTATATGAATCTCTTTATTATTTGATATATTAATTTTTGTTTCACCTATCTTTAATATTATACCTTCTGTATCATTATAATATACAAATATATCACCAGCTTCTCCTCCACCACGAGCTAATAATAATTCAGTAGAGTCATATTGATCAATAAGTGGTTTAGTTTGTTCAATTTCTTCAAACATTGGCCAATACCAATATTCTAAATCATTCTCTCTATTATGTAATACCCAGATTTTTCTACCATTTTCTAATTTACTAAATCTTTGATAACCACCCATTCCACAAGGCCAAATCCAAGGTAATGCATCTTTTTCCATTACATCAGCATCAAACCAAGTTGGTACCATAGCTTTAACTCTACCAATATGTTTAGGATCTTCTACATCAATAACAATACCTGGTAATACTTCGCACTCACTTAATTTCATTTAATTATTGAAATTTATTTATATCAACTGTACATGTAATTACAAATGTATAAACATCATCTACATTATCTATAGATGCATCTAATACTTGAGACCATGTAATTTCATTCATTTCATCTAAATCCCCAAGTAATTCAGCTACTTCGACCAATGAGTTTTTAATAGAACATTCTTTCCCATTTGTACCGGTGCCTTTAACAAAAAATAATTGTACACTACCATCACTATTAGTTAATACGATAGGATAAGTCAATTTATAATCTTTTAAAAGTTTACCAATAAAATTATATAATTTAGTATTATATTCAGTACCTTTTTGTTCTGAAGCTTGTACTAAACCACTAGGAATTTTAGGAATCATCATTTGTGGTTCTTTAAAATATAATGGTACTAAAACATCAGCAGGAGTAGCACCACCAAATAAATATTGTCTATTCAAGAATTGTCTATTGATATTAAATAAATCTTGAACTTTAACATTATATTTTAATCTATCTCTGACTTCATATTCACTATGAAAATAAATAAATGTTGAATCCCCACAAGTAGGTTCACAACATTTGCAATCACACCCACATCCACAACATTCATTTATTTCTTTACCACTAAGATTTTGTAATTGTTCAGATATGTTCTTATCTAAACCTTTTAATGAAATATATTTTTTATTGAAACTTTTCATATTATATTATTATAATTTTATTCTCCAAATTCTGCCGCTTGTTTAATAAGCTTATCTATTAATTCTTGTGGTGCTGTATATTCTGATTCAGTAGGAGGATTACCTACCATTATCTTAAGATGATTTTCTATTTTTCCTTCATCATTCTTAATAGGTCTATTATACCAATATTCATCATAAGGTTTACATTTACTACCCATAAATGTTACAGCTACTTCTGAAGGTACAGGAATTCCACCATGTTTTAATGCTGTAATAGCCGCTTTACCGGAGAATCCACCCCAAGAATTTCTATCTTTTAGTTTAAAATCATCTTCAAGCATTTTCTTAAGCATCTTTCTACCATCATCTGATCCATCTTGGCCTAATAGACAAATCTTTCTACCTCCCTTTCTATCGGTGTAACAAATAACAGCTTTTATTTCTCCACCTTTTCTATATAATTTCCATAAATGGGTATCTTTAATCAAATCATCTGCTGAATTTACATTCTTAATACCTCCACAATATTCATAAGCCTTTTGGAGTATTTTCCAAACAATATCCCCATATTGTTTCATTTCTTGTTCATTTTTACAATTAACAAAATGTTCATTTATAAGATATTCTTTAATTGATTTCATATTATAATTCTTTAAATAATTTTACCAAATCTGGATCTTTATCAATAGGATGATTTTCTTTAGTATGTTGAATAGCAGTTTCTATAAAATTCAATAGATTATCACCTTTATGAAATTCATTATAAACAGATCCACCATGAATTCTACAATGTTGTGCTTCACCTTTATTATATACTAATAATTGCATTACAAAATTATTTTTATATTCGGCAAATTGAAGTTTATGAGAACGAAATATTGGATTTTTAGAATTGTTGAAAAATGTTACAAAAAAATGTGCACCTACAATTATTCCGCCCTTTATTTTATATTTCCATCTTTGAATTCCTTCATCCACTTTAGAAATTGTTGTATTAAAATTAGACATTTCAAAATATTGTTTAATAACATCATGAAGTTCATCTATTGAATTAATATCTTTATCCAATATACTTTTCTCATCAGATACTTTAGATTTAGATCCTATTTTTAATTTTTCTTGTATTATATTAAATAATGTTTTCATGATACTTTTTTCATTTGTTTGAAGCACCAACAAGTACACCATTAATTGTATCATATTTTATTTTGAAATTATCATGGAATTTTTGTACTTGTTCTTTATATTTCTTAACTTGTTTTTTATATTGTTCTAAATACTTATCTAATTTTTCAGGACCATCTTTCCAACCTTCATGAAACTTAAAATCAGAAAGAGCACTATTAATAGCATCTTCTAATATACCAAGAATCTCATTATCTATATAATATTCATTATGTGAATCAACAAGCATTTTAAGAACTGGATTAACCATACCTATTAAAGTATAATCCCACGCACCTTTACAATAATCTTCTTTATTTTTATATTTTTCTTGGTCTTCTCTAAGTTTAGTTATATGATCTTTTAAAAGTTTTATACATTCTTTGAAATAATCTGAACGTCTATCACATGCACCATCACAATTTTCTGCATCATAATCTAATGCTTCATTTATTATATAATTCTTAAAAGATTTCATAGGTTAATTAAATAATTTTCTAAGATCTTCTCTTTGATATATATCTACTTGATGTGGCCATGCTTTTTCTTCATTTATTTTCATTTTACAATAACTTGGGAACATATTTCTCCACCCAGTTTCTGAATAATATTTCTTATTTTCATAAAGAAAACAATGACCCCATAAAATACCATTAAATTCACCATTACCCAATTCTTTTACATTAGGGTAATCTTCTATTGGATTTGATATTGATTCATTTATAATATATTCCATTACATCTTTCATATTAATACAAAATCTTTTATTTCTTTATATATTTCATCATTATATGCACATACAAACATTGCAACATCATGTACATCAGCATCAACAATTTCTGCTAGTTTTTGATAATCTCCTTTATAATAATCTAAGAAATCAGAAATAAGATTATCAAAATATTTTTCTAATACTTCTAAACCAGTATCATATTCTTTTCCTTTATATTCTCTTTTATCTTGAAAATATCTACATAATTCATCAATTATTTTATCTTCTTTTTCTTTAGGTAATTTTCCTGAATAACTAGATATTTTTGTATTAGAATTAATTTTTAGCTTTTCAATAATATTAATTAATTGTTGCATATTGATTTATAATATCACTTTGTATTTGTTCTTCTGATTGTTTTGCTTCTTTTTCTAATTCTTTACGTCTTTTTGCCGCTTCTTTTTGGAAATCTTTTTGATCTTTCAAAAGTTTCTTATATCTCTGAAGATTTTGTTCTCTTTTTTCTAAAGATTCTCTCATTTTTTCAGGTTCTTTCCAATCATTAATCCACTTCTCATCATTTTTACATTTATTAAGAAGTCTTTCATAAAGATCAATTATATTCTTTGTTTTCTTTTCATCAATTAATCTAAACCAATAATAATATTTATCAAATTCATTTTCATCACCACATTGAAATTCTTCCATCTTTGTAAGTTCTTCAAAGAAATATTCGATATTACCTATAGCATTCCAGGAATACTCAGTTCCCCATTTCTTATGTTCTGATCTTTGAGCACATTTATCATATATTAATTCACATATAGACAAAAATATATTTCCACGTAAATCTAATGTACTATCATTTTGGTCTGGTTCATATCCCCATGCTCCTTCTATTATAAAATCTTTAATGTTCTTCATAATTATTTAGAATTTTTAATTGTTCTAACTAAAAATTTTTGATCTATTTGTGCAGAATCTAACCAAATATTACCAAATGTACTACTGACAATTATAGGTGCATAATCATTTGATGTTTTAGTTGATTTAACCCAATAATATCCTTTTGATCCTTTTTCTTCAACATCTTTATCTATGATAAATCCACCCAATGGTAAAAAAATATAATTACCATTTATTTTTGATGTTAATTTTATACCTTTAACCCCATTAATTGATGTATTATTATACTCACAATTATCTTTTAATTCTTCAACATCCTTTTCTGTTGGGAGATTTAATTTTTCGGTATCATGGTAAGTCAAATATTCACCAAAATCAGTTTCCTTTTCAACTTCATAATTACACTTAGCCCAAAGTATTCCTGAGGATAAACCCATATCCACATAATCCATACTATCAACTATTTTGCTTTTAGAATTAATCTTAAGTTTTTCTTGTATAATTGTTTGTAATGTTTTCATATTCAATTATAATTTATTTAAACTTGTGTAGTTTCTGTAGATTCTGGTTGTACATCACCTAACATTTCATCATCAATGTCTCCTGTACTTTCATCTGATTCTCCTTCTTCGCCTTTGTCTTCCCCTTTATTTTCTTCATCGCCATTTAATTCATCCTCATCATTGTTTGCCGTGTCATCTTCTCCATTATCATCATTTTTCATCTTAGCAAGTTTTTCTTCCATCTTATATTTTTCATTAAGTTCAAGATCAGCTTCAGACATCTTAAGATAACGAATAATAAGGAATTTAGGGCAAAGATATGGTTCTTCTTCTCCTTCTTCATTAGTTACTGTCAAACTATCTTTCATAGTTCCAATGAATTCAACACGTTTTGACATAATTTCGATATTTGCCATTTCTTCAAATTGGTTATAAGAATTCCAACGAAGTGAAACGGCATCTAATATTCTCTTATCATTCTTTATATCAGGAATAGAAAGAGTTAATTGAATACGTAATGGTTTAAGTAACATTTCAGCAAATGTATTACGTAATCTAGTTACAAATCTACCAAAATTGATTTCTTCACGAAGTTGTTGTGTTGGATCACTACCAAACCATGTTGATTGAGCATCTTTATCAAAACGTGAAGATGGTATTTTTGACATTTTGAATAATTTATCTTCAAAATATTTTAATTGGTCTGAATCATTAAGCATAGGACCATTATCGACAACTGTCTCAATAGTTGGTGTACCATTTTCATTTTCTGGCATCCAATATTCTTTATTGAATGGTAAATTCATCTTACCATTTACCATTAATTCACCAGTTTCTGTATTGAATGATATATCTTCTTTATATCTATTCATTGCCATATTAAGTGTTTGTAAACCTTTAGCTCTGTTCATACCAGCTACAGGAATAGTAAACATTGTTTTGAATGAAGATTGTGTAACTGTCCAAATAACTTGAGCTTGTTCTACAATACGATATAAGTTAAATGGTCTAATCAAACGTTGAAGATATGATTGTCTATCACTAACACCAGTATCTTCATATTTAATATATATAATTTGAGAATCTAATAAATTACGTTCTCTACCAATTACTCCTTTAAATTGTACCCAACTTGTTGTACCTTCATCAATAACTCTTGTTAATGTAGCTGGATCAACAGGAACGATACCAGTAATTGATTTAGGTGATTCGAGATTATCATAAACAATTTCATAAGCTAATACACCTTCAATAAGGTAACGTTTAAATTCATTCCATGCATTACGTTTCCAATCTAAAAGCATATATAGTTTATAAAAAGAAGATTCGATAGATGCATTAATTTCTTCAGCAGACTTTTCATTAAGTTCTTGGATAAGTGCAGTATCTAAGAAAGGAGTACAAATATATGATTCATTATCATCATATACAATACATTCATTTGCCATAATATCAAGAATATCTTCAAGTTCTGGTTGCATTGCCAATTTACGAAGAATTTCTCTTTTTTGATCAAGAGTTTTTTCTGCAAATGGTTTTTCTTCTTCAGTTTTAATCTTCCAGTTATTCAAATATCCTGCTGTACCATAAAGAGATTGTTGAATTAATGGATCTTTAGGTTGTAATGCTTTATCTGCAGGAATTGCTATCATATTCTTATATACTTTATCAGAATAATTCATCCCATAATGTGATAAAGTACGTAAAATTTTTGATATTTGTCCTGGTTTTTGGATATTATCATATGATTTATTAAAATTCTGTTGAACTGCTTCTGTTATTGTCTGATCACCACTAAGTACATCAGATAAATTTCCAAATATCATATATTAAATCTATATATTATTTTCACTATTTAATAAAAATAAAAAAACATATATAATACATTTGATTATTTTATATAAAAATATCTATTTTATTATAATAAAAGTATTACAAATAAATGTATGGAAAATGAACTAATAGAAGAAGGTTTGATTCCTATGAATTTTAATTTTAATCAAGCCAAACAATCAATACAAGGTAATTATAAAGGAAATGGATTTGATGATCCAAATAATCCTAATTTTAACCCTATGATTAATATGAATGATCCTGAAGTTAGAGCTAGGGTTATGGCACAAAAGAAAAGAGATGAAGAATCAGCTAAACAACAAAGAATAGCTAATTTTACCCAATATGCAAGAAATATTCTTTATGAATGTTCAAATGCAGTAAATAATTTAGTAAGAGGTAATCGAAGAGTTGGATTTAGAAAAACCGATGCAGACTTATTAGCAATTAGTATTACAAATAAGATTACTGAAATATTGAATTCTAAGAAATTACAAATTGATAACAAGATTATGTTAGAGAATTGTAATGCATTTAAGCAATCATTAAGAACAGAATATGAAACTAATGTAACAAGATATAAATTAGAAAATAAAGATTCTATAGGATATAATTCTGAAACAGGTACAGTTATAGTAAATCCAAATTGGATGTTTGAAGTAATAGGTAATTGGATAAATATAAATACAAGTCACCAACAAGAAGGTGATCGAATGATATGGAGTTAAATTATGGCAAGGAAGAATAATATACATAATGTTTATGTTAATTTAGGATCATCGAATCATACAGAACATACTCGTTCAAAAAATGATTTTTATGCTACACCACCATTAGCGGTTAAGCATTTATTAGATGTAGAAGATTTTAATAATAATATATGGGAACCAGCATGTGGAATGAATCATATTGTTAAAGAATTACGTAATAGAGGATATAATGTTAAATGTTCTGATATTACTAAAATGGTAGATGATCCATATATAGAGATTATAGATTTTCTTGATTATAATGATAAATGGGATGGTGATATTATAACAAATCCACCATTCAAATATGCAAATGAATTTGTTCAAAAGGCATTAGAAGTTATAAATGATGGTGCTAGAGTTGCAATGTTTTTAAAGATTCAATTTTTAGAAGGATCAAAACGAATGGAATTATTTAAAGAAAATCCACCAAAAATCATTTATGTAGCATCAAGACGATATGGGTGTTCTGAAACAGGTAAATTTGATGAAGATGGAAATGCCGGAAGTGCAATTTGTTATTGTTGGTATATTTGGGAAAAGGGATTTAAGGGTGATCCTATTATTAAATGGATTAATCAATGAAAAAGATATTAGATATTATATATAGAATAGTATTAGCAATTTTTGAATTTATAATAGATTTACTTATTATATTTGTAAGTATAGTTATATTAAGAGGAATTTTTGGTGATAATATTTGTGTAAACACAGCAATATTGTTAATAGTATTATGTGGATTAGTATATGGAATCCATGATTTTATAGAAGTTTATAATGAAAATAAATTAAAAAAATAATATGCAAGATAAAGATAAATTGTTTTTAGTAGTGTATTTTGGTGTCAAATCAATACCTGCTACATTAAAAGGTTCTCAAATTATAATGGGATTTGCCGAAAAATTAAACAATAATGTAGATCAATCGGTAAAGACTTTTATAATACCACAAAGAACTACAGATGAGATTAAAATGGAAATATTAAATCCACAATCCGTTTCTGATGAGAAGATTGAAGAAATGACAAAGATATATAATCAAATATTAGAATGGTATGAAAAGTCTAAAACAGAAAATACAGGAAAATAAAGAAGGAGTACATCATTATGTAGATGGTATTTTGATTGCCCCAGATAATGAAATATTAATTTTACAAAGAGCTAATTATCTTAAAAACTTTAGAGGAAAATGGGGATTTGTTGGAGGTTCTGTTGATAAAAATGATAAAACAAATAAAGATGCAATAATTCGAGAAATAAAAGAAGAGACTGGTATCGAACTAAATGATAATGAAAAGAAAAATATGAAGAGTTATGAACTTCATGAACATTTAGGAGGACCCGATGATGAAATAGTTGTTTCAGATACAGAATATTGGATAATTAAATTAGATGAGAAATATAATATTAAGATTTCCAGAGAGCATCAAAGATATAAATGGGTAGATAATGAGTCATTTAAAGAAAAACAAGGCAAATATATGTCTGATATCTATCATTATATTGAAAAAATATATAAAGAGATAAAATGAGGCAAGAAGATAAATGGTTCTTAGGAGGCACATGTGCAGGAACTAAATGGAGAGATGAACTAATGCCAATGCTTGATAAATTTGGTGTAAAGTATTTTAACCCAGTAGTTAAGAATTGGACAGAAGCATGTATAGCAATTGAAGAAGATGAAAAGAACAATAAATGTAATTGTCATTTATATGTTATAACACCAGATATAAAAGGAACATATTCAATTGCAGAAATTGTTCATTCAGCACATTTAGCTAATATGTATGGTACATCTGTTGATAAAATGATGTTTGTTATATTAGATTATAAAGATAAACCATGGCAAAAACATGAAATTAAATCATTAAATGCAGTTACGAAATTAGTTGAAAATATTGGTAGAGATCATGTTATAACACTAAGAACTGATAATATTGAAGAAATATTTATGAAAATGATTGGTAAATAATTTGGTAGCTAATAAGCTACCTTTTTTATTTTTAATTATAATTATAAAAGTATATTAAATGAAAATATAAATGAAAAGATTAAAAGATTTCATAAAAGAAGAAAAGGAGGATATAACATCTGGTATTCAAAGAGGAGATATTAAATTTACTATTTGGAAAGAACCCGACAAAAAGGTTACAACATTAGATGATAATGAACATTTTCAAAAAATTGAATATAAACTTAATGATAAAGAATCTGGAATATCAATTGACTTCTTATTAGGATTCCAAGAAGAAAGTTGGAAACTTTGGATAGGTAAGATCGGTAGTTGTAGTTATGATGATAATCCTTATTGTTCATTCAACACTGATAATTTTAAGAAAGCAATAGTTATGTGTTTAGATAAAGTGGAAGAATTTATCAAACAAGTTAAAGATGATCCAGAAAATTATGTTCAATTCTATATACATAAATAATAATGGCTAAAAGGGATATACTTACTGAAACTTTTGGTGAAAATCATGAGTTAGAAGCAATATTAAAAGAGATTAATAAGCAATATGGTACTGGTAGTGTTATGTTGCTTGGGGAATCACCTACAATGGATATAGAAGTGATTCCTTCTGGTTCTTTGACCCTTGATTTAGCTTTAGGTATTGGGGGTTATCCTCGTGGGCGTATTGTGGAGATATTTGGACCAGAAAGTTGTGGTAAAACTACATTAGCCATCCATGCTGTAGCTGAAGCACAAAAGATGGGATTAAAGGCTGCTTATATAGATGCAGAAAATGCTTTTGATAGAGATTATGCCGAAAATTTAGGAGTTGATGTAAATTCATTATTATTTGCACAACCTGATTGTGGAGAAGATTGTTTAGAAATAGCTACTAAATTAATTAGTTCTGGTAAAATAGGAATATGTGTTATTGACTCTGTTGCTGCATTAATACCTAAAGCAGAATTAGAAGGAGCTATTGGTGATTCTAGGGTTGGTCTACAAGCAAGAATGATGTCACAAGCACTACGTAAGATGGTAGGTATAATTAAAAAATCAAACTGTTGTTGTATATTCATTAACCAATTAAGAGAAAAGATTGGTGTATTATTTGGTAACCCAGAAACAACAACAGGAGGTAATGCTTTAAAGTTTTATGCTTCAATAAGATTAGATGTTAGAAAATCTACACAAATTAAAGATGGTGATGAAGCAACTGCAAATCTTACTAAAGTTAAAGTGATTAAGAATAAATGTGCACCACCATTTAGGAAAGCAGAATTTGAAATTGAATATGGTAAAGGAATTAATAAATTCAATGAAATAATAGATCAAGCTATTGAATTTGATATTATACATAAACAAGGTTCATGGTTCTATTATGAAAATACTCAGATAGCACAAGGTAAGAATAATGTTATTTCGATTTTAAAAGATAATCCTGAACTATTAGAAGAGATCGAACAACAAGTAAAAGATAAAATTATAAATAAAGATCAAGGAATATTAGAACTTGATGATGTATTAAATCAATTATGAAACAATTAAAATATATTATCCAAGAAAAACTAAAAATTGGATCTAAATCTAAAATTAACCAATATGATTTTTCTCCTAAAAGTAAATCGGAATTAAAAAAAATAATTAAAGAGTTAATTAAAGATAGAGGAAATGAAGCTGATTTAAATGATATTGATGTTTCTAATATTGATAATATGGAACAGTTATTTATCAATTCAGAATTTAATGGAGATATCTCAAAATGGGATGTTTCTAATGTTACTGATATGACATGGATGTTTCATGGTGCTAATTTTAATGGTAATATTTCTGATTGGGATGTAAGTCATGTTGAATTTATGGATAATATGTTTCAATATTCGGAATTTAATCAAAATATAGATAATTGGAAAGTATCTAATGAAACATCAACAATAGGTATGTTTAATAATTGTCCTTTAGAAAAAAATCCACCAAAATGGTATCATGAATAATATAATTGATTTTATACAAGAGAAACTAAATAGAACTGAAAGTTCTCTTATGCTTGAAAAGCTAAAAGTTGGATCAAAAACTAATATTAGTGAATATCAATATTTTCCTAAAGATTATGAAGAATTAGAAAAAATTGTTTATGATTTAATAGGAGAACGAGGAAATGAAGCTGATTTAAACGATATAGATACATCTGAAATAACAAATATGGAAAGATTATTTGAAGGTTCAAATTTTGATGGAGATATATCAAATTGGGATGTATCTAATGTTACTTGTATGAATTGGATGTTTTCTCATTCTAATTTTACAGGAAAAAATAGTAATTTAAATAAATGGGATGTTAGTAAAGTTAGATTAATGAATGGAATGTTTTATTATGGTAAATTTGAAGGAAATATTGATGATTGGACACCACCAAAAGATTTCAAATATAATTTAATATTTAAAGAATCACCATTATATAATAAACCACCAAAATGGTACCCATCAAAATAATATAAATTGTTATGAAAGACTTAAAAGATATTATACAAGAAAAATTAAAAGTTAGTTCTAAAACAAAAATACATACAAGAAATCCAGAAGATTGGTCAATTGTTGATGCAGAAGATGGAGATATTGTAGAACTTAATGATAATTTACTTTTTATATATAAAGGATTAAATAAAGATTTTCATGTCAGTAATGCAGGTGATGATGCAATAGTATATCATGCCGTATATATTTGTGATAATAGAAAGAAATTAGAAGTTAAAATAGATACTGGTGTTGGAACCATTGATGTTGTACCAGAACGTTATAAATTAGCTTCTTCAGAAAAATGTGAAGAATTCTATCAAGCATTAGATAAAGCTGGATATAAATGGGATGAAACAAAATTAGAGGTGATTAAAAAATAATTATGTATTTCAAATTTAAAGTTAATAATATGCCTGGTATAAAAGGTGTATTAACATATTTTACAGAAGCAGATAATTTTGCCGAAGCTGCTCAAAAGATTATTAGTGCTGTTGGAACAGGACCTGCAGAGATTGAAGAAATAAGACTAATGAAAAATATAAAGCCTGCAGTTAATGAAAAAACATCTAATACTAATAAGCTTTATATGATTAAGATTGCTGAAGATTGTTTTCAAGATAATGGTACTATGAAGACAATCAAATATGAGCTTCCTGTATTTGCAAATAATACTGATGAAGTTCAAACTATTGTAAAGGATTATATTTCTCAAGGATTAGAAACAATGAGACTTACAACAATTTCCGAAACAAAATGGATTTATATTTAATATGAAAGATCTAATTAATATTATTGAAAAGTTAAAAATTAACTCTAAAACTAAGGTGCATAATACAAATCCAAAAGATTGGACTATAGAAAATGCAGAAGATGGGGATTTTGTTGCTTGTTTAAAAGATATAGTATTTATTTATAATGGTTTAAATAAAGATATTAAAAAATATCCTCAATTTGATGGTGATACAATAATATATCATGCTTGTTATTATGGTGGAGATAAAAATGATCCTAATAATGAAATTCATATAGGACCTACGTGTGGTGTAGGAAATATTCATAATACTTATAACTTTAGATTAGCAACAGATGAACAAAAACAAGAATTTATTGATGCTTTAAAAAGTAAAGGTTATAAATGGGATGATACAAAATTAGAATTAGAAAAATTATGAAAAATCTAATTAATATTATTGAAAATTAAAAGTTGGATCACAAACTAAAATAATAAAAGAATTAGAAAATGTAGATGATTTTTCAAAAAAATATAATTGTAAAATTATTAAAAACGTAAAATCAGAACATGATATACATATATTTGGTTAGATAAAACCAAATTTACATACCCAAAAGAATGTGAAAATATAATTATAAATTTATTTGACTATATGATTAATAATATATGAAAACATTAAAAGATTTTTTAGAATGTAATTTTGCAACACCAATGAATACACTAGGTATGGGTGGAATAGCTGCTCCAGAAGGAACAATGCCTGGATCTGGTGATATTCCACAATGTATAGATGTCAAGACAGGTAAGATTTATAAAAGAAGAAAAAAATTAAAAAGATATAAAATATGAAACAATTATATAGTTTTATATTAGAAAAACTTAAAATCAATTCAAAAACTCAAGTCAATACAAAAAAAGATGATCCAATTAAAATTTTATTAACTCCTTATTTAACAAAAGATAAAGGTTTTAATGAAGATGATTATGAAATAATATCAAAAGATGATTTTATAATTAGATTTAATAATGAATTAAAACTTAGTTATAAAAATCTTAAAGATATAGGAGAAGACATAAAACAAATTTTTAAAAATAATCGAATCCATTGTATGTCTGATGCCATGATTGAAAATGGAAATGAAATAAGAATAGTAATATTTTAATTAAATTTAACTATATTAATATTAAAATATATTTAAATAATTTATGAGTCCACAAAATAAGTTTTATGAAGTCTCTGTTAGAATTGAATTTGAAGATAATAAGGGACGTATTAAGAAAGAAGTAAAGAAATATCTTATTGATGCTGCTGATACAAATCAAGCAGAAAAGAATACAATGAAATTGATGGAAGGAACAATGGGTGATTGGGAAATTGTTGGGATTAATCTTTCAAAGATTTGTGAAATTTATATGGAAAATTTAGAAGATTAAAAATTAAAATAAAGCACACAGGAACTTTAAATTTTTATTTATTAAAAACTAATTAGATTAGATATAAAAATTAACCTGTGGGCAATCAGTATATATCAGATAATATAAAATGGGAGCTTTCGGCTCCCATATTTTTATTCTTCTTCTGGATTTTCTACTTTATCAATAAAATCATTCATTTCTCCTAAAGTTTTTTCTAACTTAGCAGTTTTTTGTGCATAAGATTCATCATTTATTGA